ATGGCTTATTTGCATAGTGGAACTGACCATATGCCAGCAAGAAAAATACTTGGTATTTCTAAAGAAGCAATTGCAGACATTAAGAAAATAATTGAATTAAAATTTGGAAGGTGAAAAAATGAAACAGATTAAATTACAAGGTCCTTTAATTTTAAATAAAACTCCATATCAAGCAGGTGAAGTTGTAGAAGTTTCAGATGAAGTTTATGAATGGTTAATGGCCCAATATATTAGTAAAAGAAAAGAAGAAGTTGCTAAGATTTTAGAAACAGAAGCAATTATAGAAACTTATAAATCTACTGAAAGTGAATAAATATGATTAGTAACCTATTACAAGATTTATTGGATAAATTGAATAGTGTATCTGCTTTAACTGATAAAGTGGGTTTTCAAGTTGGTGGAACTGAGAATGACCCTACATTATCTGAAGCACCTATTCCATTTGGTTGGGTAGTATTTGGTGGATCTACTCCATTAGCTCCAGAAAGAGGAGCTACCTATAGGATTACAACATATGAATTTAATTTAATTTTAGTGGTTGGTTATGGATTGACGGATGTTGATTTTTTAACTAATCATATTCAATTGATAGAAGATACTGCTCAGGCTGTAAGTGGTACTCCTGGAAATGAATATACTGATTTATGGGAATTTGGTGGAGCTGAACTAAAAGGAGTTTATCCTAATAGATTAGTTTATAACCTGTCCTTCAGTATTAATGGACATCACAAAACAACTTAATTAAGAGGTAACAAAATGGCTGATAAATATTTTGCAGTCCCACAGGGTAAAGTTTATATTGCTTCAAGAAATACAGCAGGTTTGACTTCAGGTTATGAATATATTGGAGATGCTGATGGTTTTACTATCACTACTTCCCAACAATTCTTAGACATCTATGAATCAAATACTGGTGATAGAAACATTGTAGCTCATTTACCAACTCAAACAGATATTGCTGCTGAGGTTTCAATTTTAAATATTGATGCCAAGAATTTAGCAAGAGCTTATTATGGTGCAACTGAATCAGTAGCTGCAGGTTCTGTAGTTGGTGAAGATGTAATTGCCTATAATGGCCAATCATTTGCTTTAGCTTACCCTAAAGTTAGTTCAGTAGTAGTTAAGAAAGGAGCAACAACTTTAGTTCTTAATACTGACTATACATTAGATGCAGCTTCAGGTGTAATTACTATTCTACCTGGTTCTACAAATGTAACTGGTTCTACAGCAACTGCTTTAACTGTTGACTATGCTCATGGCAAAGCTACAGTTATTCAAGGTTTTACTGAAGGGTTAAAAGATTATTCTTTATACTTTGCAGGTAAATCAAGATTTGACAACCTATCTCAAAGAGCTACCATTCATAGAGTTGCTTTAGACTTAGCTGCAACTCTTTCCTTGATTGGAACAGGTGTTAATAAACTTGTTGTAAAAGGCAAGCTATTACCTGCTTATGAACAACCAGTAGGTGATTCACAGTACTTCACCTATGTTCAAGAAGAAGAGTAAATTGATATAAACTGATAAATAAGGGATATGGAAGAATATTTTTCTTTCATATCCCTTTTTCATATATAAGCACATTGGAGTTTAACATGTCAGAATTAGAAATCTTATTTCCTCAAGGTATTGAAGTTACTCTTAAACAAGAACTTTTTACCATCAAACCTTTCACCTTAGGACAAATCCCTTTAGTTATGGGACTTATGCAGAAAATTGCAACCCCAGCTCAAGCAGCACTATATTCAGGTAAAGCTCAAGATGCAGCAGCAATTATGGCAATCTTTTCAGAAGCAGGTGAAGACATCATCAAATTAATTGCTAAATTGATTAATAAAGAAATTTCATTTGTTCAAGAACTAGAAATGGATGAATCAGTTTTATTAATTCAAGCTATTATAGATGTGAATAAGGATTTTTTTTCAAAGAAAGTAACCCCAATCCTGAAGAAGTCCCAATAACTTGGTCAGAAGTTATTATTGGTTTATCTAATAATGGGTTCAATATGTCAGACATCTCAAATATGACTATTGGACAGATTAAGTTATATTCTGCAGCAAGTGCTAAAAAATCTCAATCAGAATTCAAGTCCTCTGTTATTTCTACAATGTTAGGTAGCAGAGGGAGCAGGGAAGAACTTGAAAATGTCATCACTAAAAATTAGGAGCTATAAGTATGGCTGATCAGAATGTAAATTTAAATGTCCAAGGCAATTTTGTAGATAATATCTCACCTGCATTAAGCCAATTAACAACTGGTGGCATAGGTACTTTAACTACTGCTTTAGGTGGATTAGCTGCAGCATTTTCTGTTGCCTCTATTTCTTCTTTTGTTAATGAAGCAATAAATGCAGGTGATGCATTAGATGAACTTGCTCAAAAAACAGGTACTGCAGTTGAAGAAATTTCAGCAATGTCTCTTTCAGCTCAAGTTGAAGGAATGGGTGTTGAAGGACTTGCTAATTCCTATAAATTCCTTTCTAAATCATTAGTTGAAGCTCAGAATGTTTCTTCAGATGCTGCTTATGCCTTTAAATCATTAGGTATTGCAACTCAAGATTCAGAAGGTAATGTTAGAAATGTTCAGGAAGTATTTCTAGAATTAGCTGATGTATTCCAAAGAACTGAAAATGATGCCTTCAAAGTAAGTGCCTCAATGAAGTTGATGGGTAAATCAGGTGTTGATATGATACCTATGTTGAATAATGGAGCTGAAGCCATTAGAGAGATGAATAAAGCAGGTGAAGAATTTGGCTTAAACTGGGGAACTGAACAAGCTGCTCAAGCTGCTGAATTTAATGACAACATTAATATCTTAAGAGGATCTGTTGATGGATTTTGGCAAATAATAGCTAAAGAACTTCTACCTGCCTTTGTAGCTATGGCCAAATATATGGCTGATTCAGCAAGAGAAGGTGGTGTTCTAAGAGCTGTAATGGACAGTTTAGCTCAAGTTGTAGTTGCTCTTTTTGTTCCTTTTAAAGCACTTGCAGATGTTATTGCTATTATAACTGCCTCTTTTAATATTGCAGGTAAATCAATAGGTGGATTTATGGCTGCAGCAGAAGCAGCTATGTCTATGGACTTTGAAGGTGTAAAAACCATCATGAAAGACACTGCTTCTGATATTAGTAAGATAGTAACTGACTATGAAGGATTTTCTGATAGGTTATGGAGTAATAAAGGAACTGAAACTCCTGATTCAGCTGCAGTAAAAGAAACTAAGCAGTCAGTAGGTGATTTAGGTGCAGCAGAAAAGAAAAGAGCTGAAGAAGCAGAAAAAGCAAATGAAAAAGCAGCAAAAGCTCAGGAAAGACTCAATGACAATTATGAAAAAGCTGTAGGTGCTTTAAGCAGACAGTTATTTGCTATTAATAACTCAGGAAAAACTGCTGAAGTTGCTTGGAATAATGCATTTGGTGAATATGCTAATTTTTCAGATAAGCAGAAAGAAACTTTATTAGGACTAGCTAAAGAGATTGATTTACAAACTCAGTTAACTGCTATTACTAGTAACAGAATGCAATTAGCAGATAAATTATTTGCTCTTAATCAGTCTGCAGTTCAAGGTGCTGAACATGCAATGATTGAACCTAGAGCTATGAGAGAAGCAGCAACTCTTATTGATGACTATGTAAATTCAGTTCATAATTGGGAATTAACAGAACAAAGAAGAATTGATAAAATTTCAGATGCAAATTTGAAACAAGAAGAAATGAAAACCTTAAATGAAGAAGTAGCCAGATTATTAAGTGGTGAAACTTTAGAAGCATATAAAAAGAATGCTGAAGCTATTGCAGAACTTAATCAAAAGACTGAAATTTATACAGAAACTATTCTGAAAAATAGAGATGCCCATAATGATTTAGCTAAAGAGTCAGAATTACTAGTTGAATGGAAGCAGAAGGGAATGATTACTGAAGAAGAATATATAGGAGCTTCAGAAAAGAATTTAAGAAAGCAGCAAGAATTATGGAAAAATCAGACTGAATCTAATAGGAGATATTATGACCTAATTCAGTCAGATGTAGAAACAAGAAAAGAGTTGATTAAAGATCAGGATATGTTAAATCAAGCTCTTCAGAAAGGTGACATAACTTTAGCTCAGTACAATGAGAAGATGAAAAATCTGAATGACCAAATGAGAAATCTTGATTCAGAATATGCAGTAGATCAAATAGAGAAGATGGACAGTGCTATTAAGAATGCAACTGGAGCTTTTGAAGGAATGTTTAGTGATTATATCTTTGAAGGTATGCAAGGTAATTGGCAAGATTTGGGAGATATGACTAAAAGAATTATTGATAGAATGGTTGCAGATATGATTGCTGCTAAATTACAGATGATGTTATTTGGAGACATTGCTGAAACTCCTTCTGGTAAAACTCCTAAATCAACTGGAGCTTTAGGTGGAATATTTAGTGGAATATTTGGTGGATCTACTTCAGCAGGTGGAACAAGTGCTCCTTCTGGTGGTATGGGTTCTGGAGGTGGTTTTTGGTCAGGAATTGGTGATTTCTTTGGTGGATTTTTTGCTGAAGGTGGAGATGTAAATCCTAACAAATTTTATGTAGTAGGTGAAAAAGGTCCTGAGTTATTTAGTCCTAAATCTGCTGGAACTATAATTCCTAATGAGAATTTAGGAGGTAGTAATTCTGTTTCTATTAATATAACTGCAATGGATGGAGCTGATGTAATGAGAGTACTTTCTGGTAGGAAGAGAGAAATTGCTGAAATGCTTACTCAGACAAATAGAACTTATAATTTAGGAGTTTAACAAATGGCATATGTAAATCAATTATTTCCAAATCCTAAACTTCTTCATGGATTAAAGAGAAAAATTCATTGGCCTACTCAGATAGTTAGTAATGGCTCTTCTGAATTTAGGATTAATAAACAGGATGCACCAAGAAGAGAATGGGTATGGCAACCAAGAGCTATGACAACTGCAGATTTAAATGCAATTTATGACTTTCTATTAGCCAGAAATATGCAACTTGATTCATTTAATTTCTTCTGTCCTAAAGAAAAAGCTTATTACCATGTTAGGTTAAATCAGGCTTCTATTGATTCAATTTTAGAAGCTTTTGATACCTCTAATAATGCTTTAGTAGAAACTATGGGTGATATTTCCTTAATTGAGGTATTTGAATGAAAACTATAAGTAATGAATTAAAAGCAGAAATTTTAAATGGAACTATAGCTAATTGCTTAAAAATTACTTTAAATTCTGGAATTGTTCATGGATTTACTGACCATAATAAAACATTAGTTGTTGATGGAGTTACTTATTTACCTGCTCCTGGTTTGCAGAAAATTAAGATGAATAATTCATTAGGCACTTCAGTAAGTAATCAGGAATTTGGCTCAGCTTGGGTAGATGTTCCAGAATCAGATTTAATTGCTGGTAAATTTGACAATGCAGAAGTAGAATTATATTGGGTTAGCTGGAAAAATCCTTCTTATGGAAAGTTTCCTGCTTATTCTGGTAAATTAGGAGCTTTAACATGGTCTGAATCAGGATTTCAAGCTGACATTGTAAGTTCTTTAAAAGATCTGGAAAGATTGATAGGACCTATAGTAACAGCTAATTGCAGACATGATTTATATGGAACTTCTAAGAAAGGATGTGTTGGTTATTGTGGTGTTAATAAGGCAAACTTTACCTTTCATGGAACTATTTCTTCTGTTATTAAAAACAAATATAGTTATGGAGTAACAGGTTTAAGTAATCCTGCTGGTTTCTTTTCTTCTGGAACTATGTTAATGACTTCAGGACCTGCTGCTGGAGCTACACTTTATATCAAAACACATGCAAGTGGAGAATTAACTTTATCAATTCCTTCTCCTTATTCATTAGAAATAGGAGACACATTTGACATATATGCAGGTTGTGATTTAACTTTAGCTACATGTAGAGGCAAATTTGGTAATTTAGCTAATTTTGGTGGATTTCCTCATATTAAAGCACAGGTAAATTTTAAATGAAGACTATACGTTCAACTGACATTGTTAATGCAGCACTTTCCTGGAATGGAACTCCTTATCATCACCAAGCTGCAGTAAAAGGAGTAGGAGTGGACTGTGCATATTTTATTGGGTCTGTTGCTGAAGAATGTAAATTCATTGATAAGTTCTATGTAGCTCCCTATTCTGTAGAATGGCATATACATAATGAAGGAGAAAAGATGTTAGAAATAGTGGAGGGATTTGGTTGTAAGAGAATAGCAAAACCAAGAGCTGGAGATATATTAGCTTTTCAGTATGGCAGAAGTTGTTCTCATCTTGGAATAATGCTTAGAAACAATACCTTTATCCATGCTTCACTTAAACATAAAAGAGTCATCATAGAAGAGTTAAGAGATGATTATTTAGAAAGACATAAATTTACATATACATTTCCAGGAGTAAGACATGATTATTGAAGAATATGCAACTACAGATATAGTTTTAGCAAGTTGTTTGAAGTATTTTGGTTTTAATTTATCAAGAATACAAACTCAAGGTAAAAGAGGTATTTTCTATTTTTATGCAGTAGAAAAACAATTTCTTGAAAACTTTGATAAAAATTTAGTTTCTGTAGAACCTATTAAATTCCACTCTATATTAAAACAACTTAATATTGCAGTAAGGAGACAAGTTGATATTGGAGGTAGTTCATGAAAGCTCTTAAAAAAGGAAATTCATTAGCAAATCCTGCATTATGGACAAGTAGAGCAAATACTACTGCTTTGTTAATAATTCTTATACAAGGAATTCTTCAAATTAGTAAAGCCTTTGGTTATGAGTTTGAAATAGACCAAATACAAGTTCAACAAATTGCAGACATTATTTCTACAGTGGGAATAGGATTAGTTGCAGTTATTCATACAGCTTCAAACAAGGAGGCAGGTCATGGCTAATATGTTATTACCAGCTGGTGGTGCTCTTGTTGGCAGTATGTTTGGTGGAAGTGGTGCAGCAATTGGATGGATGTTAGGTTCTGCATTTAGTAGCAGCAATAATAAAGACACAGCTCAAGATACTTTAGCAGATTTACAAGTACAAACAAGTCAGTATGGAGTTAGTATTCCATTAGTTGTAGGTAAGCAGAGAGTTGCTGGAAATATTATATGGGCTGCAGATAAGGTTAAATATGAAAATCAAGATGCATTTACTGGATTTGGTAAAGGTGGTGATACAAAGAAGGGAGCTCCTGATTCTCCTCCTGGTTATACTGTTTCTATGTTAATTGCTATATGTCAAGGACCTATTTTAGGAATTAGTAGAGTATGGAGTGATGGTAATCTGATTATTAATTCAGGTAATTTGATAGGAACTCTTTATAATGGATCCATGACACAAACTGCTGACCCTGTTTATGCTGCTGCTGTAGGAAGTAGTAATGCTCCTGCTTATAGAGGACTTGCTTATATTGCCCTACATGACTATGATTTAGGTGTTTCTGGAAGGATACCTCAATTTTCTTTTGAAGTTGTTAAACAAGGAATTTTATAATGGCTCAGATACCTCAAGGAAAAAAGATTTATAAAGAATATTCAGTTACTCTTCCTAATTTAAAAGATGTTATTGTAATAGGGAAATATATTTGGGTTTTAACTACAACTTCAGTTAAAGTTTATGCTTATTATAACTATACAAATACTTATGATATAACTCAATCTGAATATTTACTTGAGGATATAGATAAAGACTTATATTTAAATAATATTCCTAAATTAATAGAAATTGCTACATTTAATATTGGTGGTAATTACTTCACATATTCAGGAACTTCAGTTTATGTAATTAGTTCAACACAA